GGGGGGCCTTTTTGGTTTGACGACTTTGAATTAGTCGTCGGTTTTTTCTTCCTTGGCCGCTGTCGCGGGTTTTTTCTTTGGTTCGTCTGATTCGTCTGGCTGGACAGGAAGAGTTCGCTCTGCTAGTCCCATGTCTCGCAGACTATCTGCGTTCGCAGGGTCTTGGACGTATTCAAGGAAGATTGCCGGGTCGTTTTTAAATTGCTTCCGGGCTGATGATGGTAGTTCTTCGAACATTGAGTTAGCGGTTGCTATTGTGTTTTGAGCTTCATGGAAGCTCATTGGGGAGATTTCCCCATATTGCCCCTCGTATTTGTTGATGTGATCGATAACGCCAGTTTTTTGATAGCGTTTCATGATCGAGTTGATATTGCATTCCTCCCTAAATTGCTGTTGCGCCCTGGTCGGGTCGGTGAATGTGATGCCGTATTTGCGCTTTTGCTTTGATATTGGTTTTGTCATGGCTTTTTATACTCTACGTTGATTAATTTGCCGTTTCTGATTTGATACCTGTAACCAGGTTCTTTTTTGAGTGAGTACCACTCGCCGCCTTCATGGCGGTATTTTACTCCTGCTACTTGTTTATATGTATTATTACTTTGTCCTGTTTGCCGTGACGGATGTATTCCTTTGATCGGGGGTGTATACCGGTTCCTAAAATTTTTTTTTGAATGTCTTTACCAGTGGTAATAGGGGATTGAGACTCTATAAAGTCGTCTAGAAAATCTTGAATAGCTTTCTGAACTTTTGGCCCGGCCGTTGCTGCGTAGTCTGCCAGTGATTCCAGAGCACCACCTACGGATGATACTCCCCCTAAGGCTTCCGCTTGTTTGTTTGTTAGGTTAGTGGATGCCTGTATCTGGTCTATGTCGGCTTTTTGCCTTCGTACGGCTAATGCCGTATTTACGGCGCTTCCAGCTATGTTTTGAGCTTGGCCCATTGCGCCCCCGGGTGAGGAGGCGGGTTTTTGGGCAGCTAGTATTGGGTTAAGTCCTGCCTTTTTCAGGTCTGCCATTGAACGTTGATGAGCGGTTGAAGACATGCGCTCTTGAAATTTCATTTGTTTTTTAGCCATCTTTTCCGATGACTGTTGTTGTTGATAGCTTCCGTACGCGGAAGCAGCACCCCCGATCAGGTCGCTGACCGGATCTAGAAATTCACCGACGCCTTTTACAGCGTCGGTTATACCGGATAGAAATCCCATTAGAAATGATCGATCATGCCGGGAGTACCGTAGGTGGGCATTGGCCGGGCGCAGGTTAATTTATGATACACATCAAGGATGAAATGTGGCTCAGATGGTACCGCTATAATGCGGTCGATCGGGGGGTTTTCCTTGATGAACGCTGTGTTCAATGTCGGGAGGTTAAAAAAATCCTGAGCAAGGTGCCACGTATCAAGTGTTGCTTCTGATGCCGAGCGCATTCTGTTGGTAACGACAGAAGGTTTATAACGCATTTCTGCGTAAATTTCCTGATAACCGAAAACTTGATCGTCTTCTACTGTTCCCTGAGCGTAAATTTCTTTGTTGAAGACTGCTTGTTCGCCTAATCGGCTAAGCGCAGGGTAATAGTGGTCATATCGGGTTTCGCGAGACCATAAACAGTTAATCTAATTTTGATAGGTAAGGTCTGCTCGGCAATTGATTAGGCCGATGATAAACCCGTGTTCTGTAAATGACTTTGTAAATCCATGACCGTTAATTGTTCCGGTACCTATGCCGGCCAGTTTACCCAGAGGGCCCCGTTCTTGCCCCTGGTCATCGTCAATGGATTGATGGATTGTTGATATGTTAATAGGAGTTGAGCCGCCTCCGAGGTACTCAGAGCGTTGTAGGCGGAAGTCTGGAGATGTGACTCCGAAATGTGCCTTGATAGACTCAACGTAGCGGGTACCTGAGCGCATATCGCGCTCTAGCATTCTTTGAATCTGGAACGCCTGACGGAGTTCATTAATGGTTGATGCCGTTGCTTCTGTTAGATCGGCTAGCATTGCTTGATCGCCTGGTACCTGGTTAGTACCCATTTTGAGAGTACCGTCTACGGTTAGCATTTCGTTCCATTGACCCGTGCCATTGGGGTTAATACCCAATTCATCGCCAGATATAGCATTAGTCATTATTGGAGCTGATGTTCCCAGGGGAAGAGGCACAGATTCACCTTTCTGGGGGGCGGGGAGGCAGGAGGTAAAATAGTCATGGCGCTTTCCCCTATTTAATACTGGGTAATCAGCGCTTACTGGTCCATCGGATTGAGCAACACTCACCGACTCTTGTAGGTTTTCATCTCTAAACCATTCGTTCCAGATTCTCCGGTACCCGCGGAATGGTAAGTCTGAGACACTGATTCCATCAACGCCTATCGGTAAACCGAAGTAATCGGCGAGTTCGCCTTCTGCGAAGCCACCTGCTGGCGCTTGGTTTTGAGGAATAAGGTAATCGATAGAATCGCCCGGGTCATCTTGTTGGCCTTGGAATCTTTCCCAGTTTTCCCAAACGAGGCGATTTGGCACAAAGAAATAGAATGTATCAAGGAACATATTGTCCATGGTCGGGTGTAGTGGAGTGGCGAGGCGGGCTAATGCATGGGTTTTAAGATTGAACGTGTCTCCCGGTACGACTTCATCTATGAAGAATGGGTAGAGTAATCCGGCATTGATAGTTGTTTTATAGCCGGATGAACGGTCGAATGATGATCTTGGTATGTCCGCTTGCGGGACTTTCGAAAAGGAATGGTTAGTTGTGCTTTTCATGTATTTGCCTCGTCTGATTTGAATTCTAGGGCATTGCCCAGGTTGATGATACTTTTATTTGGAATGATTTGTCCATTAGCATCGTCGTAAGCGCCGATATTGAATAGAGTGTAATCTGCTGCATTTTTGCAGAAGGCGTGGCCTTCGTCATTAGCGCAGTTGGTAAATGTTCTAATTGCCATTGCTTCCTCTGGAAGTGTGAAGGGAGGAAGGTAGGCGTTGGCTTTGCTGTCGTAGACAGCGAATAATTTATGTTTCATTAAAAGTACCTTTTATGTTAAATGTAGGATTCTTGTATGATTTCGCATGGATGCTAGTTTTACTTTTTCTCGAGCACGTAATCGACCGGTGGTCTGATCTTTCGAGTAAAGGAGTGCTTTTGCTTTTCGGTTTGCTTTGATCGTATCAAAGGAGGATAGATCGATGGATCTAAGTAAATTCTCATAATATCTTGGGGTTTTGACGTTTTTGCCTTTGTATATTATCGTATCGTACGGGAATACGTCAGTATGGTATTTATCATACCACTCACGAGCGATTCCTGGTTTGCGGGACATATCGCAATATTCCGGTTGAATTTGTCGTATCTCGCCAGTGATCGCGCATACTTTTTCGTAATGGGCATCTTTCGATTCTCCATTGATTTTTTTAAGGACATATCGGGCGCAGTAAGCTGCGTTGCCGATGGTTAAATCTTGAACGGTGCAGAATCCCTTGCCCCATTGTTGTTCAAGAATTGGTGATACATATATATATATGCCTTCAACTTCGTTGTGAATAGAGAGATCTTCCCACGCGTGGCCGAATAGGCACATGTGATAGTGGGGGCGATCTAGTTGGTCACCATACTCTCCGCAGTAATAGTAGCGTAGATGTTTCGCCGGATAGGTCTTGCGTAAACGCTTTATGAATTTTTGGATATAAAATTTAATAAATGAGCCATCGTATGGGAGGTGTTCATCTGAGTAGGTCAGAGTAATGAACTGACAGTTGTCCTGGTGGACTTGGGCCTCGTGCATTATGCGTACGGCCCATTGTTGCGAATAGTCCAAGCGGCAGCCTAGGCATTGACCGCAGGGTAGTTGCATTGTTTCTTGATTCGCTTTTTTTGGTAGGCCGAAGGAGATGATCTTCGTGCCTGTTGATCTGACGCCTGAGATGTAGGCGTCGTTTGGGTGATAGCAGGTCATGGTTATTCCCAGCTAAAAGGAGGAGCAGTCCCGAGAAATTCTCGAGGGTCTATGTTTGTGTGATGGTAATGCCTGGTAGAAGAGAGTTCTTCTTTTTTTAGCCAGGCCTCGGCATCGTTTATAAGCGATAGCCACCACGCATGATAGTGCGAGGATAGTTTTTCTTGTTGACTTTGCTTGCTGTTTTTGAAAATAGGCGCTTGCTTGTGCGCTTTTTCATTTTTGATCGTCTCATTTTTCATGCTCCGATTGTAGTTTAGGAATATTATGTCACTGTAAGGTGACTATATATTAATTTTTTATAAGGTTATAGGTTTTTGTTTGGTTGGAGTGACTTTTTACCTTTTGGTGTCACTCCGCACAGTTACGTCAAGTATAGTACTGTGCTTGTTGCCTTTCAGGCATAAAAAAGGCCCCTGGGGGGCCTTTTTGGTTTGACGACTTTGAATTAGTCGTC